AATAGTAGTAGTAGTAGTACTAGGCGCGATGGGTTTCTGAGCGATGAAGCCAAGGCGCTCGTCGACCGTGCAGTGCTGCTTTACAACGACTACGCGCATCGCCTCAAATTCCGCCCCTACAAGACACGAAGCGCGAAGGTCGACAGGCGCATCTATGCCCGTGTGGAGGACATCGGGGGATTCGAGAACTTCGAACGCGCGTTGAGTGCAATCCCAACGAACGACTTCTACATGGGCCGTATGCCTCCAAAGCCCGGCAAGAAGCCGTTTCGCCTGCACATAGACTTTCTGCTCTCTGAGACCAGCGGATGCGGCGATGTTCTCGCCGGTCTTGTCGATCTCGCCTTGGACGCTGGATCGGGCGGTGATGATATCGAGGCCCGCGTAGACAAGATGGCAGCAAGCCCCGGCGGCAAAAGCGTGATCAATCGGTTCGGCCTTGAAGAGGGGCGAGAACGCATCCGCGCTCAGATTTTGGGGGAGGCGAAGCAGTGACGGCTCTCGCAAACCCAGAACTGGAAACCCTGCTCCTTGCGCTCATCCTGCGGAATAACAAGGCAGCTGATCACCTCGGACGTCTACGCATCGAGGATCTCTGCGATCCTGTCCGCCAAGCGGTGCTCGAAAACATGCTCGCTCTGCGAAATGAGGGGCGGCCGATAAACCAGGTGACGCTCGGAAGCATGATCGCATCCGATCCGCTCGGCGGCCCAAACCTCCTGGACGCGCTCAAGGCCGTTGAATTCGGACAGAGTCCGCCAGAGTCACACGATGTAGCTGCGGCCTTGATCGATCTCTCAGTGCGCCGCCAGGTTATAGCCCTTGCAGAGCAAATGGCTTCCCGAGCGGGTGATCCTAAGGCAAAAGCGCCCGATATCATCGGAGCGTTTCTGAACGAGTTCGATCACCTTCTGGCGCGCTCGAATTCCAAGGAGACGCTCAGTTCCATTGCCGAAGCCGTCGATCGGGCAACGGAGCGATGGCAAACACCCAACGACGGCCGAACCATATCCACCGGGATAACTGACCTGGATGCCGTTCTTGGCGGATACGATCCCGGCAATCTCATAGTGCTGGCCGGCCGCCCTTCCATGGGAAAAACAGCGTGCGGCCTCTATTCCGGCTTACAAGCCGCAAAGCTCGGGCATGGCGTCCTGATCTTTTCCCTGGAAATGCAGGAGGAGCATTGCGTTGCCCGCATGGCAGCCGCGGAATCCGGCATCCCCTACAAGAACGCGGTCCGAAAGCAGCTCCCCGACGCTCAATTGGAGAAGTTCATCCGGGCGGCAATGAGCATCTCAAAGCTCCCGATCATGATTGACGATGCGGCTGGTCAAACGGTCGCGCAAATAGCCGCCAAAGTGCGCCGGACTGCCAACGAATTCGAGCGCCGCGGCCAAAGATTGAGCTTGGTGATTATTGATCACCTCACCAAGCTCCGGTTCGATTCCCGCTACTCTGGCAGCAGGCATCTGGAGATCGGAGAAGCAACGACTCGCCTCGCAGGACTCGCCAAAGACCACGACATAGCCGTCCTCCTGCTCTCCCAGCTTAACCGGCAGGTCGAAAGCCGCGAAAATAAACGCCCCCAGCTGTCCGATCTCCGGGAGTCAGGCGCAATCGAGGAAGACGCTGATGTGGTGATCTTTCCATTTCGCGAAGCCTACTACCTCGAACGCACAAAATGCCAGGACCCGGAAGAAGAGGCGTTTCGCAGAAACCAGTTGAAGACGCTCACAAATGCGCTCGAACTGCAAGTGGCGAAGTGCCGGAACGGCGAGACGGCCACGGTTGAAGTTTTCGCCGATATGCCAACGAACCGGCTCGGCAATCTCGACAGGAGGCACTGATGAAGGTCGATTTCATCTCCGGCGCCATCCCTTACGCCGAAAGGCTTGGCTGGCACGTCCTCTTGCTCGGGCCAGGCTGGAAAATCCCGTTCCTAAAGGGCGGGAAGGGCGTACATGACGCCTCAAACAATCCCGAACTTATCCGCCGATGGGGGAAGCTCTGCCCGAGTGGAAACATCGGCGCCGCGTGTGGTCCCGAAAGTGGGTTTTTCGTCATCGATGTCGATCCCAGAAACCAGGGCGACGCCTCCATCCGAGCCATGGCCGCGGCGGGCTATGCCTTCCCCTATGGACCGCGCCAAAGGACCGGAAACGGCGGCTGGCACCTGTTATTCCAGTATGAGGATTGGATCAAGAACGCCCGCGGGAAGCTCGCCAAGGGCGTAGATGTCAAAAAGGCCGGCGGCTTCATCCTCGTCGCGCCCTCATGGACGCGCGCGTCGGATCAAGGGCCAGGCGGCCTCTATCGCTGGGAAATCAGCCCCTTCGAGGTGCCGATTCCGAAAGTGCCGATGTGGCTGAAGGAAAAGCTGCTTCCGCCTCCTCCTCTGAAATTCGAGGGCAGAGTTGCCGGTCCGCAGGACATCAGGCCGCTTCTCGACGTCGCCGCCAATGCCCAGCGAGGCAACCGGAACAGCGCCCTATACTGGGCCGCATGCCGGGCAGCCGAAGCCGGAGCACTTACCCCATCCGCAAAATCCGCCCTCATTTCCGCAGCGCTTGCAGCAGGAGAGGAACGTTCGAAGGCAGTCTCGACCGTGGAAAGCGCAGCTCGAAAAGGAAAAGCCGCATGAACCCTACCCCGCCGCAAGAAGGAGACCATCGTGAGAGGCATTGAAGCAGCAACTTGGGGCTCCGCCATCAAAGATGGCGAAGTCCGCCAAAGCAAGGCCGGGAACGATTTCGGGACCGTCAACATAGCGGTGAACGAAGGTAAGACCGACGATAACGGCAAGGAGCTGAGCACCTACGTGAAGGTGCTCCTTTTTGGGAAACTGGCGCAGGAAGCCGCGAAAATCTCGCGGGGAGATAGATGCTACGTCGAGGGCTCGTTATCCGCGTCGGCATAGCAGCACGAAAGCGGACCGCGAATAGACTTGACCATCAAGGCTTTCAAGTTTGAGCGGACCAGCATCGGAAAAGGCCGCGTCTTCCGCGAAAAAGGTCACGCCGTCGCCGCTGAGAGCTTCCGCCAACCTGAAAGCCAAGCAGCCTATCAGCTTCGCGCCGCCTCTTTCGAGCCCGAGCCGCACACAAGGCCGCGGCCGAAAATCCAAGGTCTCAACGATGATTTGCCATGGTAGAGATCCGTTGGGCAGTGCCTTCCGGGATTCTTTTTCCGAAGTGTCAGGTTAACTGGATGGAAAGTTTCCATTGCAAGTAAGACACAAGGTTTCAATGATAGACTCGCGCTTTTGTTACATAAAAGTGGTGAGGACGAATCAAGAATAGCTTGAATTTCGCGCGTGCATAGGCTTCAATCAAGCGTAGATTTTTGAACTGCGCAGGTATTTTGTCTTGCGTGAACTGCGCGCCTTAACAGAGGCCGCATGGTCACATTTGCAATCACCGCCGAGCTGAAGCTCGAAACTCTGCCGCGTGCTCTTCGCGCGCGCTGCAGAGCAGTCACTCGTCTTGGAAAACCTTGCCAAGCTCAGGCTTTGAAAACCGGCTTTTGCTACCTCCACAGCCAACTCGATACCGCCATCCCGATGTCTTCCGAAGCGAAGGAGCGCCAACGGGAGAACGGACGGCGCGTGATGGCGCATCTATGGGCAACGCGCTGGAAAGACGGGCGGCCGCTTTCCGATGAAGGCCGAGAGCGTATCCGCGCCGCACAGCGAAGGCGCTCGGCTGAGTCCCGCTATCCCTCCGAGGAAACCCGCCAAGCAATCTCCGACGGTCGCCGCCGTTTCGAAGCGGGAAAGGTACGCAATGGCTGAGAAGAAAAAAAAGGCGGCGACGCCACCTCACGGAAGCCAGCGAAGGCGCCGCCTAAAGCGAAAGCCTGCGAAGTGGCTCGCCCGACGCGGACAAAAGCGGCCACCGCTGCAGCCCAGGGACCGGCGAACAGCTACATCTACACCGAGGCAATCGCCGACGAACTTTGCCGCCGCTTGGCGGATGGCGAGTCTCTGAAAAAAATCTGCCGAACGAAAGGCATGCCAGGATTCGCAACGGTCATCTCGTGGGCGATTGATGCGTCGCACCAATTCGCGGATCGTTACGCGCGCGCCCGTGACATCGGCTACCGGCATTTGGCCGATGAGATCCTTGAAATCTCAGACAATTCAGAAGCCGATTTTGTACAAACCGAAGACGGCCGGAAGGTTGTCGACCACGAGCATATTCAGCGCAGCCGGCTCAAGGTCGAGACGCGCAAATGGATGCTTAGTAAGATGTTGCCGCGAATCTACGGCGAGAAGATCACGAGCGAACTCATCGGCCCGAACGGGGGCGCTGTCCAGGTGAACGTGCAGAACGGCATCAACGATTTCATGGCCAAAATCGACGCCATCGCGAAACGGCAGCAAGAGCTCAAGGCGATGCAGGAAGAAGCCGAAGCACAGGAGAAAGAACAGAGATGAGCCGCTTTTCGATAGGCGATCCCGACG